CGGCTTCGGTGCCTACGGCTTCGGCCTCTTCCACCTGATCGGCGGGTTCGCCAACTCGGCTACCAGCCTGATGCGCCAGCTGATCGACGCAGGTACCCTGTCCAACCTGCCCGGCGGCTTGAAGTCACGTGGTCTGCGCATCAAGGGTGATGACACCCCGATCGCACCCGGTGAGTTCCGCGACGTGGATGTTGGCTCCGGCACGATCCGCGACAACATCTTGCCCCTTCCTTACAAGGAGCCCAGTCAGGTTCTGATGACGCTGCTGGGCAGTATCGTCGAGGAAGGTCGCCGCTTTGCCGCGACGGCCGACATGAAGGTCAGCGACATGGGTGCCAACGCTCCTGTGGGCTCGACTCTTGCTTTGCTCGAGCGTCAGCTCAAGGTCATGACGGCAGTTCAAGCCCGTGTGCACTTCACCCTGAAGCAAGAACTCCAGCTCTTAGCCGCGATCATCCGCGACTACACGGACGACGAGTACACCTACGAGCCGGACGGCGAAGAAGGCCCCCGCGCAAAGAAGAGCGACTACCGCAACGTGGACATCCTTCCGGTCAGCGACCCCAACGCAGCCACTCTGTCACAGCGGGTCGTCCAGTACCAAGCAGTTATCCAGCTGGCCCAAATGGCCCCCGACATCTACGACCTCCCACAACTCCATCGTGGAATGTTGGACGTGCTGGGTATCAAAAACGCAGACAAGCTCGTTCCTTTGGAAGAAGACCAGAAGCCAACCGATCCGGTCACCGAGAACCAGAACCTGCTTAAGGGTAAACCCGTAAAGGCGTTCCAGTATCAGGACCACGAGGCGCACATTCAGGTGCACATGTCGGCGATGAACGACCCGATCATCATGCAGTTGGTGGGTCAGAACCCACGGGCCGCAATGATTCAAGCCGCAGCCATGGCCCACATTGCCGAGCACGTTGGCTTTGCCTACCGCCAGAAGATCGAACAGCAGCTGGGCATGCCTTTGCCACCCGAGGGCGATCCTCTGCCACCTCAGATCGAGTTGGCTTTGTCCGGAATGATGGCCCAAGCCTCTCAGCAGGTTCTCCAGCAGAGCCAAACGCAGGCCGCTCAAGAGCAGGCTCAGCAGCAGGCGCAGGACCCCGTTGTCCAGATGCAGCAGAAGGAGTTGGAGCTCAAAGAGCGCGAGGTTGCCATCAAAGAGGCCGGCTTGCAGCTCAACGAGAAAAAGCTGGCAGTCGATGCGGCCGACAAGGCGGACAAAAATGACTTGGCCGAGAAGAAATTGACCATTGACGCCCTCGACAAGGCCGACAAGACCGAGGTTTCAGAAATCATGGCGATGCGTAACGCACAGAGAGGTAACCAATGAGCGCAGAAATCGAATCTTTCGTCCGGGTTCTCAGGGAAAAAATCCGTGAGGACATGAACAACTACGCAGATGACGTGGCTACAGGCGCGTGCAAAGACTTCGAGTCTTACAAGCAGCTCTGCGGGATGATTCAAGGCTTGGCCCTTGCAGAACGTCACATGCTGGATTTAGCCCGGAAGGCAGAAACAGACGACGAATGAGGATTTTTCCGCCGAAAGGCGGACTGTTCGCCGCACAGCTTGCGGTGTTTTTAGAAAGTAGAGCAACCAGATGAGTGAAATCATTCTGCCACCGGGCATTAGCCTGCCAAAACACATCCAACCAATCGACGCCCCAGACGAGGAAGCGGATGCAGAAGAGAAAGCATCGGCCTTACCGATACCCACAGGCTACAAGCTGCTGTGTATCGTGCCAGAGGTTGATGAAAAGATTGCCGGCACATCCCTCGACCTCGTTCGAGATGCTGCAACCATGCGAGCCGAAGAGCATGCAACCACTGTGTTGTTTGTGATACGGGTCGGACCAGACGCGTACAAAGACACCGCCAAGTTCCCCTCGGGTCCGTGGTGCCAAGCTGGTGATTTTGTGCTCGTGCGTACCTATACCGGTACGCGTTTCAAGGTGTTTGGTAAAGAGTTCAGGGTTCTGAACGACGACCAAATTGAATGTGTTGTGGAAGACCCCCGGGGTTACACCCGCGCTTAAGGAGCAAAAATGCCTGAATACAAGTTTCCCGACGAGTTGGAAAACACCAACGACTCGACCGACAACGAGGTCGAGGTAGAGATTGTTGACGACACTCCGGTAAAAGACCGGGGCCGTGAACCTCTGAACCGCGAGGTGGCTGACCCCACCGACGACGAGTTAGACAGCTACTCTGATGGCGTCCAAAAACGCATCAAAGAGCTAACCCACGCCCGCCATGATGAGCGTCGAGCCAAAGAAGCCCTCCTGCGGGAAAAACAGGAGCTGGAGCGTCTGGCCGAGCACATGGTCAACGAGAACAAAAAGCTCAAAGAGTACGTCAAGTCCGGCACTGAACAGTACGCAGAGTCCATCAAGAAGGTGGCCGACAACGAGCTGGAAGATGCCAAGCGGAAGTACAAGGAAGCCTACGAGTCTGGCGACTCAGATGAGATGGTCGCTGCACAGGAGCGCCTGACGGAAGCCAAGATGCGAATCGAGGCTGCAAAAAACTTTCGTCCAGCCCCTTTACAGACGGATGAGATTGATGTACAAACTCAGCAAACGAAAGTACCCCGTCAAGAACTCGATGACAAGACTGTTCGCTGGCAGGCAAAAAACCGGTGGTTCGGTTCTGATGGGTACGAGGAAGTTACCAGCTTTGCACTAGGGCTGCACCAGAAACTAGTCAACTCGGGGGTTGATCCTCGCTCTGACGATTACTACGAGCGCATTGATGCTCGCATTAAGTCCACGTTTCCCGAAATTTTCGGTGAGACAGAGACTAAGCCAAACCCCGGCGATGTCTCCAAACGACCTACCTCGGTAGTTGCCCCAGCGACTCGTTCGACGGGCGCAAGAAAGGTCCAACTGACCCCAACGCAGGTTGCGCTGGCAAAGAAGTACGGACTGACCCCGCAGCAATACGCTGCTGAAGTAGCAAAATTGGAGAGATCAAATGGCTGAAACTACAACCCGGACCCCTCGTGACCTCGAGTCACGCGCTAAAACAACTCGGTACGTGTATACACCTCCGAATGCATTGCCCGATCCGACACCCGAACCCGGATATGTGTATCGCTGGATTGCGACCCACGTTCTTGGTGAGGCCCAAAACACTAACGTGTCTACCAAGATGCGTGAAGGTTGGGAGCCGGTAAAGGCGGCAGACCATCCAGAGCTGATGCTGGAAGGTAATGCGAAGACAGGCAACGTCGAATTGGGTGGTCTCATGCTCTGCAAGATGCCACGCGAACGCGCCCAAGCCCGTGATGAGTATTACGCCAACCAAGCAAAGGCCCAGATGGAGTCTGTGGATAACAGTTTCATGCGAAACAATGACCCACGCATGCCTCTGTTCGCTGACCGCAAGTCAACGACGAGTCGTGGTGGATTTGGTTCAGGTTCAAAGTAACAAGGAGTCTTTAAATGGCTACAACCGCTTCTCCCTACGGGCTTCGTCCCGTAAAGCGTGCCGATGGCATGCCCTACGCAGGTGCGACCTCGCAGTTCCTAATCGACCCCGCTGGTGAGGCCACAAACCTCTTCTACGGCCAAGTCGTTCACATTGGTGCTGATGGTTACATCGCTCTGTCCACCGCTACCGGCGCGGACGCTACCACCAACGCTTTCCCCACAGGTACCACCCTGACGGGTTCGCTGGGTGTTTTTGTTGGCTGCTCGTACATCAACGATCAAGGTCAGCAGATTTACGGCCAGTACTACCCTTCCGGCACAACCGGCGTGGTTACTGCTTACGTTGTGGATGATCCAAACGTGTTGTTCGAAGCTCAGTTGGACGGCGCTGCCGACCAATCTGATGTGGGTGCCAACACCTTCTTCGCCGCAGCTCAAAGCACCAGCACTGGTTCTACCCGTACTGGTAACTCGACCAGCGCGTTGGATGCAACCACTGTGACCACTTCCGCCGCCTTCCGCATTGTCAGCTTCGTGTCCCCTGTGACCGACGCTTTCCCTGATGTGTTGGTGAAATTCAACCCCGGTTACAACAGCATGACCAACGCTGTTGGCCTGTAAGGAGCTAAATCATGGCTATTTCACGCGCACAATTACTTAAAGAACTGCTCCCCGGCTTGAATGCTTTGTTCGGCCTTGAGTACGCTCGCTACGGCGAAGAGCACAAGGAAATCTACGAGACCGAAAGCTCTGAGCGTTCGTTCGAAGAAGAGACCAAGCTGGCCGGTTTTGGCGCTGCACCTGTCAAGAACGAAGGCTCTGCCATCGCTTACGACAACGCGCAGGAAGCCTTCACTGCTCGCTATACCCACGAAACCATCGCTTTGGGCTTCTCCATCACTGAAGAAGCTGTGGAAGACAACCTGTACGACAGTCTGTCTGCCCGCTACACCAAAGCTCTGGCTCGCGGTATGGCCTTCACCAAGCAGGTCAAAGCTGCTGCTGTTCTGAACACCGGCTTCGCTGGCACCGCCCTCGGCGGCGACGGCGTGTCTTTGTTCGGCAACAACAGCGGCGGCACTCGCGTTGGTCACCCTCTGGTTGGCGGCGGCGTTAACTACAACAGCCCCACCACTGGTGTTGACTTGAACGAAACCTCCCTTGAAAACGCAACGATCCAGATCGCTGCTTGGGTGGACGAGCGCGGCCTGTTGATCGCTGCCAAGCCTGTCAAGTTGGTTATCCCTCCATCGCTCATGTTCGTCGCCAAGCGTCTGCTTGACACCGAATTGCGCGTGGCTACCGCCGACAACGACATCAACGCGTTGAAGTCGATGGGCACCATCTCTGGTGGCTATACCGTCAACCACTTCTTGACCGACAACAACGCTTGGTTCTTGACCACTGACGTTCCAAACGGTTTGAAGCACTTCGAGCGTTCGCCTATGCAGACCTCGATGGACGGCGACTTCGACACCGGCAACGTGCGTTACAAAGCCCGTGAGCGTTACAGCTTCGGCTTCAGTGATCCACTGGGTATCTGGGGCTCTTCGGGCTCCTAATCCACCGGATTGAAAAAAGGGGGCTTCGGCTCCCTTTTTTTATTGCATCGGTTTAAACGCAATGGTATATTGCAAGCACCCCGGACTTTTCCGGTGTTCTGACGGCTCCGGGCCGACGACATGCAGACAGAACACCTCAACTCGCATGTGAGGAATCATCATGGCTTCAACCACCTTCTCCGGCCCAGTCACATCGACAAACGGCTTCATTGGCGCAGTTACCGGCGCTGTTGCTGGTCCTGTTGCAGCTACTACGCTGACAGCTTCGGGCGTCGCATCGCTGACCAACGCATCCATCTCCATGACCGCGCTGCCAACAAGCGACCCAACGGTTGCTGGCCGTCTCTGGAATGACGCAGGCACCCTCAAAGTCTCGGCCGGTTAATTGATCTCAGGGGCTTCGGCCCCCGTCTAACAGGAGATTAATTATGACGATGCAAACTGACGTCTTGGCAACCAAGCCGCTGACGGCGACTGGCAACTTCAAGGCCCAAAACAATGGAGACATTCCTCGTAGTCGTCTCAAAGCGATCTACGCCGTGAATGGCGAAACCGCCGGGTCTGTAGTGATCCGTGAGGGTGGGGCTTCTGGCAACATCATCGCCACGGTCAACACTGCTGCCAGCTCCACTGCCGGTTACACAATCATCCCCGTTCCGGGCCAAGGCGTTCTCTGCAAAGAGGGTGACTTGCACGGCACGGTGACGAACACTACGTCCATCGTTTTGTTCTATGGCTAAGAAGACCCCCTCCCTTGCGGTCGGTCGTGGCGAAAAGCTACCCGTCTCCAAAGGGGCGGGCCTGACTGCCAAGGGCCGGGCCAAGTACAACGCTGCCACCGGTAGCAATCTCAAAGCCCCGCAGCCCCAAGGCGGCAAGCGCAAGGATTCGTTCTGCGCTCGTATGTCTGGGATGCCGGGTCCGATGAAAGATGAAAAGGGCAAGCCTACCCGCAAGGCGGCAGCCCTAGCCAGATGGAAGTGCTGACATGAGTGAAGAAGCTATTCAAACAGCCCGTGAACTCGCCACGCATGCGTCCGACATCAAGCATTTGCAAGATGACATGGACAAGATGCTGGTGAACATGAAAGAGATGCAGGCAACGCTAATCGACATCCAAAAAACGCTTTCCGAAGCTCGTGGCGGATGGAAGGTTTTGATGTTGGTTGGCGGGGCCAGTAGCGTTTTGGGCGCGGGGCTGGTTCAACTCACTAATTGGTACGTGGGGAAGTAATGCCAAGCAAATCCCCAGAGCAGAAGAAATTCATGCAGGCAGTGGCGAACAACCCAAAGTTTGCCAAGAAGGTCAAGGTCCCGACGAAAGTCGGTAAAGAATTTGTCAAGGCCGACAAGGCCAAAAGGAGTAAATGATGGCTACCAAAAACCCAACCGTCACCAAGAAGCAACTCGAAGAATCCGGCTTCGACAACCTGCGTGACTACATGAACGCTGAGCGCGGTCTCATGCGTAAAGACGGCAAGGTTGCTTTGCGCAAAGGCGACATGGACATCAAGAGCGCTGCCGAGAAGCGCAGCGCTACCCGCATGGCTGACGTGGCTGCCAAAAAGCCCCAAGCCGACCGTCGCAGCGATACCCGTTTGAAGGCAGGTAAAGCTTCGTCGGCATCATCCAAAGCAGCCAACATGATGACGGATGGGGACGAGGCTTCGTCGCTGAGCTCAGCAGTCATGTCTGGTGAGGCCCGCAAACGACGCGCCGGTAAAGACAATGCAACCAACGCCGCACTGGCCGACCGGTACAACTCTATCCAAGACAGCGGCAGCGGTTACAAAAAAGGCGGCGCTATGAAATCCAAGATGATGGCCAGCGGCGGTAAAGCTCTGGCCGCTCACGCAGCCAAGCCTGCATCCAAAGCTCACGCAGGTTTGAAGGCCGGTGGCATGATGAAGCATGGCGGGTCTGTTCACGCTTCCAAAATGGGCAAGGTCAAGACCAACTCGCGTGTTGATGGCGTGGCTGAGCGCGGTCTCACCAAAGCCAGAAAGCCCGTTATGAAAACGATGGCTCGCGGCGGCAAAACCTATTAAGGAGCTCGACATGAAGCACTACCGTGATGGCGGCATCTACACCGCCGATATGGGTCAGCCACCTCAAGACATTGACGGCGGCTCGGCACCCATGAAGAAGCCTATTCCCAAGAATCCCAAGGCTAAAAAGCCCGCGCCCAAGCTTCGTGGTGAAGGCACCCGCAAAATACCGGTGCCCCCGAAGAAAGAAAAGATGTACGCCAAGGGTGGCTCAATCGACGGCATCGCCCAGCGCGGCAAGACCGACTGCAAAATGCGATAAGGAGTACGAAATGGCAATGCACAAACCAAAGAAGCAAAGACGCTTTCAAGACGGCGGTGACGTTGGCGAAGCTGAAATGAAG